GCTCCATATTTAGTACAATCAATTCTATTTATATAACAAATATTAGAACCTTGATTTACTATTTGTGTGTCTGAGCCACTATAAGAACTTACAGAATAAACCCCGCCACCTGTCATATAATGTACATACCCCGAAACGCCGTAAGGAACATATATATTCCATTCTGTAGCAAGTTTACCGTAGTTTGCTGCTAATAAATATTTATGATTTGAAGTAAATGGAACTTCAGGATTTGAACCCTCAGGAAAATATCCGTATGCTTCCCACCCTACATCCGTGTAATTTACAGTTGAACCAACTTGGCTACCTGTCCCATTTAAACCTGAATAGTTTTTAAGATTAGTTGATATTAATACTGTATCTACTAAATAAGTTGAAGAATAAGTTATGTCTAAATAATCCCTAACAAGTTCTGAAATATCAAAATTGCATCCTGTGCTTGGGCTTACATTTTTTACAAGTGTATATCTTAATACTGTATTTATTGTAATTGTACATTCAACAGATTGAACACCTGATGAGGGTACGGCTATAAATTTATATTGTGGGTTTCTTAATGCTATATTTGCCATTTTATTGTTTTCTGTTTTCTATATCTTTTGCTACTGCTTTTAAAAATTCATCGCCAAACTTAATTTGAACTTCTTTTAATGGTTTACTAAAAAAGCTCGTTGCTCGTATACCTTTTTTAAATATGCTTCGGGCTATTAAAAAATCTAATGTTTTTCTTGGTAGAAATCTTCCTAATTTATCTCTTGGTGCTAAACCTTTTCTCACAGTCCATTTATCAAAGGCTTTTGGTGGTGGCATACCTTTTAAACCAAACTTGCCTCCTTTACTTTTATAGCTAAAAGGAGAGCTTGCTGTTACTTGATCAGCATAATAAGAATCAACACCCCTGACCCCCTGATCTTGAAACACCCCATAATTTTCCATAAAAAATTTAACAATAAAAGCAGAATCAGTTGTTATAATTTTAGATGATAAAGAATTTGCTAATTTACCATCTTGATTATCATTTTTGCCTAAATTTTTACGGGCCTCTTCAATTACAACGTCAGCAAATATTTGAACCGATCTTTTAAAATTAATATATTCCATTAGCAGATGTTAATATCATTATATATTAAAACCTCCATAGTCACAGTCCAACCGGCTAATTCATTTTCAAATCTATCGTAAAAAGGTTCCATCGAGGGAGACCCCTGTAATTGATACATATTTGTATATAAATCTCCTTTTCTTAGCCTCTGCGTTAATCTATTTAAAACAGCTAACTGAGTATTTAAAATATCTTGTACATTATTATTTCCGGTAAACCTGTCAATAGTTGCGTCTTTTGATCGGTTAACCATATCGGTCGCAAGAACTGAAATATTAAATCTTAGCACCTGTTCCTCATCAATTACACTATTAATAATAATATGGCCCAAAGGAAATATGTCTTGCTTGTTTAAATTAACATCTGTTATATCCCCTGTTGTTACAGTGTTTATATTTTTATCTTCAAGCAGCTGTTCTTTAATAGCTTCTGTTAATTGATAAAACCCTCTTATACCTTGATTGCTCATTTAAATTTTTTTTTAATTTGTTTTGCTTCTAACTCACTTTTGTCTTTCATAAATGATAACATTAAAAAACATTCGTGAAAATTTAATTCAGTGATATTTTTAAATCTTGTAATGTCTCCTTGAGCGAGAGCATAAATTGATTGATACCAACTCCATTTTTTTCCGAACTGAGATATTCCGTCAAGACCTCCTCCTGTTGATTGTCCAAACAATTCGTCATAATTTTCGACAAGTCGAGACCTAAATTCCACAAAAAAAAAATTGCTGACATTGCGGCGTCCATCGGCATATTTAATAACAATTCACTTTCATTAAGTTTATACTCATCAATTAAATATTTGTCTTTTAAACGCGCTGTAATTGGGCGGTATAAAACATTCATTGCTTTTTCCATATTATCCCAGTCACCTATAAAATTATCTAAATCAATATATTCCCCTAAACTTAAATCATCTAGCTGAGGGTGAAATCCATATTCAACTTCATTAATTTTAAAACTTTTAACAAGATCTGGTTTGCTATCAAACATTTTATTAATAATATCAATAATCTCGTTTGAGTCTTTTAACTTTAATAACATTACTTGTTCGAGTTTAATTTTACAAAAAATCTCAATCATTTTTGCATTTAAAAATTTACCTTGTAAAGCTTCAAGATCCAATTTTAAAAATCTTTTATATTGTCTTAATGTAATATCACTTAAAGAAGTAGGTATTGTAATGTTAACTTTCATATATATATAACGTTTTTAATTTGTGTTTTTATAATATACTAAAATAATAAAAAAAGGGCAGTATTTCTACCACCCTCGACTATCTAAACAAAAAAAATTATTAAAGCATATCTGCCTCAAAACAATTATCACTGCAATATCCTTTTTTATCAATAGGTTTTTCACAATGCATACATTCATAATCCGGGGTATTCCAGCCTCTAAACTCGTGTTCCTGGTGTACTAACCAATCATCATAATTCATAATTCTAGATTTTTTAAGTGTTCGTATTTGTCTTTTAATTCTTTTAGTTCGTATAAAGCTTTATTCTTTTCATATCGATATTTACTGATTAACATATCTTTTGCCATTATATCATTATTTAATCGAGCAACATACATTGTCATTTTAGCATATGCTTTTATAATAATGCTTAAACCTTTATTTCCTGGTTTAGTTTCGTTCCACTCTTTTAATATTTCGCCTACTAATAATGATTCATTAAGATAATTAATTTGATGTATATTATCTTCAGCAGTCATATTGCAATTCTTTTATAATATTGTTATAAGTTTCTTTTGCTTTGTTGTGGCTTACTTCAGAAAGCATTGAAGCTATTAAACAAGACATAATTTGTTTGCGCTCATATTCAGGAAGTAATAAAAGCTTTCCTAATAATTTTTGTGTTTTTGCTTGCATCATTTTATTTAATTTTAATTGTTTGTGATTTGTTTAATTTACTCATTAAATTAAATACCTCATCGTGTGATGGTTTAAACGAGCTTGATTCTTCATAAGTTTTTAAACTGCTCAATCCTCTTAGCACAATTCCTAATTCTCTGTTATTTAAATTTTTCATAGTGTTTGTTTTAATGTTATATGTAAATATAATACTTTTTATTTAATTAACAAAATATTTTGTAACTTATTTTAAGAAATATAATAAGTGCCCCTGTTTGGGTTTTGTAATTGATAAGATACTGAATAACGAATAGCATCAATTAAATGATTGAAACGATCTTGAGGAGTCTTTGATTTCTTTTCGAGCCAGCTATAATTATTTAACTCTTTAATTAAGTTAATACTATTTTCCTCAACTACCAAATCATAATCTTGTAATAATGAAATACCATAAGTAATTGAGCCTTGACCTTTAATTGCTTTTACTATATTACAACCTTTAGCTTTTATCTCTGACAATAGGCGAGGTTCTGCACTATCCCCAACTATTAAATCCTTGCGAGCATGCTTTAAGTTAAGTTCCGCTATTTGAGTAGTTGTTAATCCTTTTAAATAAAAACATTCTTTTAAATATATAATACGATTTCGATTATCAATATTAGTTTCAACTAACGTTGATTCGTCTGATGCAAATCCATAATCCTGACCAAACACTGAAACGCCTACTTTTTTAAATTTGCCAATTGTCCAATTGCTAAATATAACACCTTCAGCTTTTGCTAACCAACCCCCAAGCATTTGATGTTTGTATTTATCCGGTCGTCTGCTTTTAATAGTTTCAATTTGATTTAAATAACTTTCAGATAAATTATCTATGTTGTCTAAATAAGTTGTGTGTATATAAGTTATATTATCTTTAGTTGTATTTGTCCCCCCCATTATTGCTTTGTCTTCAAAAAATCTTGAATATATCCAATGCTCTTTTGTAACTGGATTTAAAATAAGTATAACTCTGTTTTGTTGTTTTAAATTTCTAACCGACAAATCTATTTTATCAAATATACTTTCATCAACTAATTCTTCGGCCTCATCCATAACCCACGTACTCACATTAGTTAAAGATTTTAAATTAGCTGTTTGATCGCCTGATGAGGTTTTGATTCCTTTAAATAATATTTTGCTCCCTGAGCGTTTATTTATAATTTCATCCTTTGTAATATGAAAGTCGTCTTCAATATTTAAAGTTTCAATCTTGTCAATAAATTCAGGTATAATCGAAATATAAGCAGAGGCTAAAGTAAACCTTGTAAATAAAATTGTATGGCCTGCTTCATAAGTAAGTAATACTAATAATAAATTAACTGAAAAAGATTTACCTGAACCTCTCCCTCCTGTTACAATAAAGTAACGAGAATCAGAAGATGTTATTGGTGAATACTTTTTGTTTATCTCTATCACTTAAATTTAATAAGCTCTTTGAAGTTTATGTTAAAACCTTTTGAAGAAGTTATATCGACTGATTCTTTTGGCTTGCCGTATCTATAACCGAAATATAAAGACAATGCTCTTGAATCACCTTTTAATATTTGTTGGCCAAGTGTTTTAATAACCTCATCGTTATCAATTATATTATCTAACCTTTCTATTAGCTTAACCTCGTCGGCTTTTTTAGGACGGCCTGAACCTTGTCTAGCTCCTCCGTTTTGTTTACGTTTATCCATAATTGAAATATTATTGATTAATCAATCTTTACTATATAACGAGTAAATATAAATTATTTATTTTAAATACCTTTTTTTAAAACAACAATCATGCTATCGTGCATACCAGCTATATTTGAAACTTTAACCCCGAACGTATTATATCCTATAAATTTAACTCTGCGCTTTATAAATCGAATTTCTTTTTTATTAGGTAAAATATAATCGTGAAATAAAATTGTGCTTGTCGACACCGGCAATAATAATACACATAATTTATTTTTTTTACTTTCAGCAATTGCTTTTTTAACAAAAGCGTCTTTAAGCTTTCGGCTATACGGAGGGTTAATGAAATTACTTATCCCCCAATCTATTTCAAGCCCATCCCATAAATCTAGGTTATGATTTAAAGGGCACGGATCAAAATCAAATTTAAATTCATTATATAAATCATTATATAATTCTGGAGGCGTTTGCCAATTGTCGCTATGTTTTATATTTCTATTTTTCATTTTTTACAAATGTACCATTTATCATTTTACCCTTGCGTTCACTTATAACTTTATAAGCTGATTCAATACATTCTTCGATTGTGCAATCTTCAAAGTGTGCCAAGTTTGTTAAGACAACCACAATATCCCCTATTGCATCTACAATTTCTGGTTTATCTTTCTTTAATATAGCTTTAGCTAACTCACCGCATTCTTCTTGCAATTTTACATATTGTGTGTGTGAATTACCTTTTTTATATATATCTCTAACTTTTGCCCAGTTTCTTATGTTGTCAAAAATTGTCTTAGGCTTATTGTCGGACGCTTTTTCAAAGGGGTTTCTATATACATATCTTTTATTATCATTTTGTGATTTGATATTATTATTTTTCATCCAGGCAATTAAGTCTTTTGTAAAATATATTTTTTTATCCTCATAAGTAATATAGTCAGG